TACAAACGCGTCTTTTGTGATGGGAGAAGACCGGCTTCGCCCGGAGGTTATCCCTAATTCCCGCTGCCCCGCAGCTGGGTCACTAGAGAAGGCGTTGAAAAACGCATGTTTTGTACTCTCTACGGAATTCAAGATTCCGGAGTACGTTCACCTTTCCAAGGAAAGGAAAACATGCGTTTCACTTCGCACCTCGTGGGATGTCTGGATGAAGGAATGTCTGCAACGTCATTCCAAGCATTCGAGACGTGGACATAGGCTTGCCCTGGTGTTCAAGTCGACCAAGCGACTGTTCGATGTTGCTTGCAGAGAATGCGACCCTTCTTTGTCCAGCAAAGTAAAGATGGCTTGGAGGGAACATGTTGGCAAGGATGTGCCAAGTCATTTGTTACCAAGCGGAGAGGATCTCAATGAGCTGCGTTTAGCGGTGAGAGAGAATTTATCCGGTTGGGGTCGGTGGTTGGAGAGTGCGCGGGTTGGTGGTGACGAACCAGCCCTGGGAGAATACGTCCCTGACCAGCAGGGGTGTTATGAGGTTCCTTTGCGTCTTGGTGGGACTTTGGCTTGTGGCCCGGCTGATTACTCAGGTGATTGGTCGGCCGTTCGCTTGGGTTGCGCCAAGACAAAAGGGAAGTTTAGGGCTGTAACGATGCAGTCCGCTGAGGTCAAGCGCGTGTTGGCCCCGGTTCATAACGCTCTTTACAATTACATAACCAGCTTCGGTTGGTGTGTCCGAGGGGATGTGCAAAAGGAGGATTTTGAGGTTATTGTCCGGGATAGGAAGGAGGGAGAGTTTTTCATCAGTGGGGATTACCAATCCGCTACTGATAACATCTACCTCCCTGCTGTCTCTGTCATCGTGGATGAGATCTCAAAAGCGCCGGAATTGACGGTGGAGGAGAGGAGTGTTCTCCTGGCGAGTTTCGAAGATCTTCGTTACAGGAACAGCTCTTGTTCGCGGGATTTTGTTCATCATCCCATAAAGAGAGGCTCGATGATGGGAAACCTCATCAGTTTCCCACTATTGTGTCTCTTGAACAAGAGCTGTTTTGACATTGCCAGCAATGTCCGTGATGGAGGTCGGGACCGTCGGGGCAGATTTAACGGTGATGATTGTATCTTTGCGGGTGATCAGGCGTTTTTCGATAGATGGCGCCAGATTACCGGGAGATATGGATTCATCGTTAATGAAGAAAAAACAATTCGTAGTACGCGATGGTTGGACTTGAACAGCCAATCATACGACGCGTCAAGCCATGTCAAAGTGGCTAAAGCGACATTGGGTTTTCTTCGCCCTGATAGGCACAAACCGGGGGGGATGCTTGCGGAAGTAGTCAAGGGCCTTGTTGGGTTTTCTCAGCGGTCGATTTTGAGTGTCATAACTCGATTTCGACATGAGATTGCCTTGCGCGGCGTTTTGAGTGACTTAGGTTGCTTGAGTTCTTGGCTACGGAAGCAACTTTCCACAAAGCGTTGGTTCAGGCTATCCGCTGTGACAGGCGGATGCTCTGTTCTCAGGACTGGTGTTGACC